CATACGCTAACAATTTCAAGTATTTATGCGTTGTAGCGTCTTGTTTTTTTAACTTAATATTTAGCACTTGTTGATAAACAGTTGTACCATTATTCCTGTCACTTAAAACATTTTCAACGTAACTATTTTCGTTTGCTTTTAATTCAAATTTATACAAGTTTACAACGTCATCAACCCAAAATACCATGTCATGAAATTCAGCAGCAACCGCAGGAGTACCTACACTATTCCAATCATTGGTATAATATGTTACAGTAGGTTCTTCATTGAAAAAATATACAGCTTTCAGGCCTCCTATGCTGTCTTTGCATGGTTCTGTACGTCCGATTAATAGCTCGCAGCTCATGACTAATCAACTAATGAATTATCACTAATAACAGTTGCAGAATTAAACAATGTAGCCAATGTTGCTTGACTTGTACAATTCAAGAAAGGTGCAGGCATTCTCTCTTCACCGCTTAGAGTTAAGGTATATCCATTATGATCAACTAAAGCGCCACCACTTGTAATAGTCCCTCCCGTAACATCCATCCCCCTGTCTAAACCTGCTAAAAAGTATTGTCCTGAATTGTTTTCAACCACAACTCGAACTAAACCATAAGCCAATAATTTAAGATATTTGTGAGTAGTTGCGTCTTGTTTCTTTAATTTCAAATTTAAAGCTTGTTGAAATACAGTTGTTCCGTTGTTTCTATCAGATACGATAGTTTCAACATATGTGTTTTCGTTCGCTTTTAATTCAAATTTAAACAATTGTGTTACCCCCGTAGCACTTAATATAACGTCAGTTGCTTCTACTGGCGTAGTGTCAAAGGTTGCAACAGGTACTGTATTAATAAAGTAAACGTTTTTTAGACCTCCTACTGAATCTTTACACGTTTCAGCTCGTCCGATTAAAATTTCACAGCTCATATTTTTATATTTTTAAAGTTCAAAAAAAAAGGGCGGTGTTTTTTGCACCACCCTAATTACAATTAGTTAATATTAGTTAGCTGAGTTTGTAATACCATATGTAACAATCTCTTCAGCGTTTACATAGTTAACAGCCATTCCTGCTCTCATTACGAATCTCACGTTTTGGTCTCCTAAAATCTCAGAAGTATCAATAACTTTGATTTCGTTCAAGTCAGACATCAAACCAGCACCAAAGTAAAGGTTGTCAATAGTTGTAGCGATAGCAGTATTTGCAGCTAATCCATTTGCAACGAATAATTTTACACCATCAAAATATAAATCATTCATCATTGAGTACCATTGTGTACCTTTTGCATCTGTTCCTGAACCTCCGACGCCAGACGCCCCAACGCCTCCGAGCGCGCGAACATAGGCACGAAATACCCCTTGAGGAACATAAATTCTCAAATCTTCTCTACCATACAAAGCAGCAGGAATTGCATCAACAATTTTTCCTAATTCAGTAATTACTGTAGAAGCAGCAGAAATTGCAGAAGATCCAGCGATTTCTTGTGCAGCAGGTAAATTAGCATCCGCAGCAATCAAAGTCGCAATACCATCAACTTGACCTGCTGTTGCGTTAGCACCTCTCCAAATTGAAGTTTCAACATCAGCAGATACTTTGTCAGCCATATAAGCTAAAAAGTAATCTTGAAAAGATTTAGGAAGTACTTTATTAGCACTGAATCCCATCTCAGCAGATTGCCATGATGTAATGAAGTTTGATTTACACAAATTCACGTTTACTTGGAATTGCTCCAACGTTAAAGAACGTTCTGTAATAGTTACAGTTGAAGTTGGATCAAAATCACATGTTGCATTCTTAAGAAGCACATCAGTCCCTAATTTATGCAAAATTGTTTTGTATGGAATGTTAGGTAAAATTGTCATACCTCCATTCGCTAATGTGTTACCGCTTAATAATGCAGCAGATACCCATTTTGCAGATGATTCACCTGCGTAACTTGTCGTTAATGATAAACTTGTAGCCATATCTTTTTTGTTTATTTGTTATATATTCTTTCTAAAATTTTGTCTAATCCACTCATAGGAGCTTTAGGAGTCAAATCAGTCCAATCAACAGGAGTTGTGTTTTCAGGATTGTAAGAAATTGGTTTAACCTCTTCTTGTTTTGAAAATTCAACTGTATCAGTAGGTTGTTCTTCGACATACTTCTCAGACTTCAAATCAATGATTTCTTTTTTCAAATTCTCAACCTCATCAATCAAAGCTTTAATTTCTTCAGAAGAAAAATGATATTCTTTAGATTCAACAACTTTTTTAGGTTGTGCTGTTATTTCTTTAGTTTCGTTTGATGCTTCAACAGGAACTTCTGTTTGTGCTTCTTCAGGGTTTTCCTCTTCCAAAGGCGCTTCTTTAACCTCAGCAATTACCCCCTCTTCAGTAACTACTAAAATCATTCCGTTTTCTAATTCGTATTCAGCAGGTTCACCATTAGGACCAGTTGGTAATGGTACCATTTCACCATTTGTACTTAAGACTTTAACGGAATAACCAGCCTCGAATTTATCAGCCTCCAAAGTTGCACCATCAACTAACTTCATTTGCTCTAACTTAACCTCCATTCCAAGGTAAGTTTTTAGCGTGTTTATTGCTTGTAAAATTTCTGTCTTCATAACTAATTAACTATTGGTTTAAATTTCGTTGCCGTTTACAAAAGTTTTAGGTGTAATTGTGTGAATTATCTCAGCATTTGTAAGCTCTGATATTTGATAAATTCCTTGTGCAATTGTGCTACCATTACAACATTCTTTTTTGTATGTACCATCTTCACAAAGACACGCTTGTTTTCCTCCTTTTCTACTTGCAGGAGCTTTTACTTTCTTTTCCATTTTATATACTTTTTAAAAAATCCTTAATCAGTTCCAATTCTTCGTCAACTTTTGACAATTGGTTTAATCCATCAAACTTACCCTCAATTGAAAAACCATTATAAGTACCATCTTTAATACCTTCTAATACCTCATCATTTTCAATCTTAGCCTTTATCACCCAACTACCTTTTTTAGCATTCAGGTTGTATAAATTAGATTTGTCTTGTTTCTCGTCTTCAACTATCCAACTTTCAAAGAATGTAACTCCATCAGTCTTGACCTCGTGGTCTAAAGTTGCACTTTTAGAGTAATTGTTTTTCATCCATAATAGTTGAGTTTGTGCGATGGTTTCTTCAGAGAAATAAATATTAAATTTTTCCCCATTCATCATGCGAAGTATTCTTTTGTTAGGCACTAAAACCAAACCTACAACCTCACGTTTTAATTCGTCTATAACTTTGAATTGAACATCTATTTTTGATAATAAAATAAACTCTTCCTCTATTGCAGGACGATCAACTAATGAAATTGCGAAAACTCCATCAACCGATTCGTCCGATATTTTTAGCTCTACTTCTTTCATAACCTAATAACTATTTTAAAGCGTTGCGTTGCGTAATCTATTTCTATCTAAAGATTGCTGTGTTGTCACCTCTCCACTCACTACATAAGCTTTAATCGGTTTTTCACTTACTTGTTGTGTTTGGTTAGCTTCTCCAATTACGTTGAATGTAGGAGCTTGTATGCGTTCCTGTTGTTGTTGTCCTCCTGTGCCACCACCTCCAACGCTTGGTGTACTTGGTGTAAATGTAGATTGTTCAATTTTACGTATTTGTGCAATAGCAAATCCTCCCGCAATAGCCGCTTCAACACCTCCTAATATAGGACCACCAATTGAGTTACCGTGTGCATAAGCAGATAATACTGCTTTATATCCATCTAATACCGCTTGTGCTATGTCAAAGGCTTTCTTAACTTCAAATGCTTTCTTTTGTTCTTCCTCTGTTTTACCTGCAAAGGCTTCAGTTAACGCACCTAATGCTCCAAATGTACTCGATGCTATTTGTACTTTATTTAGTTGTAATTCTAAATCCTTTTGCGCTTGTTCTTTTCTGTACTTTTCGTTAATCTTTGCAAGGTCGTTTGTTTTTGCTATTTCTATTTCTGCAAGTACTTCAGCGTTATTCTCTGCTAATGATTGTAGTTCAAAATATTTATCATTTACTGCTGTCAATTCTAATTGCTGAGCTGTTAACGTTGCATCATAATTAGCTTGTGTTATTTGTGCTAATCTTTCCGCTAAATCGTTCTCTGATTTTATTCTATACTCATTAGCTTTGTTTCTTGCTTCTTCTTCAATTACCCTTTGTTTTTCAGCGTATTTTTTGTCAATATTTTCTAAATCTCTTTTTTCTTCTTCTCTTAATTTAGTTATATCAATTTTAAATTTTTGAGCTTCTGCAATTAGTTCTTCATACTTTCTTTTTACACCAATCTTTTCACGATCTTGTTCGCTTAATAATGCGTCACTTTGTTCTTGTTCTAATAATTTTATTTTTTTAAGTACGTCTTCACGTGCTTTTAAATATTCTTTTTGTGCATCTTGTTTTTCTTTTGCTCTTGCTTTTGCCTCGTCTGCCGCTGCTTTACCATCTTCAATTTCTTGACGATTCAACATTTTGCGCTGCTTATTTAATTTAATTCCTGTTTGTGCATTTTCTGTTTCAGCCTCATTCAATGCAATGGTTAAATCTCGAAGTTGTTGTTTAGACTTTTTTTCCGCTTCACCTCCTAATGCTTTTGCTTTTGCTGTTGCTATATCCAAATCAACTTTAGCTGTACGTACCTTTTCCGCAGCACTTGCTTTTTCAGCTTTTGTAACTTCTTCTAATGCTTTCTTTTTTTCTTTTAAAGATGCTGTTTCGTCGGTTAATGTTTCACGTGATTGAACCAATAATTTATTAATTTCAGATTCTCGAACTGCTTGTTCTTTCTTAGCTTTATTATTTGCTTGTTGTTCCTTTTCTAACTTTCTAATTGTAGCAAATGTTGTCCCATCAATAGCCTTTGATAATTGGTTAAATGAAGTTGTTGCTTCTTTGTTTGCGTTCTTCATTGCAGCCGCAGCACCTTTAAAATCTAAGGTTATAAATTTTACCGCAGCTTCAACCAAATAAGCAAAGCTTCGTGTTAATCCAAAAATAGCATCTTTTAATTGCGTGCCTACTGCATTTATACCCTCCCATACTGCCGCTATCTCTTTACCTATTTTTACATTTGATTGGAATGCTTCATAAATAAACTTTAACGCTACAACAATACCTGTAATAATAGCTATAACAGGATTTGCTATTAATGCCTTTAAAGATGTTGAAAAACTATTTGTTGCCCCTTCAGCAGCTTTTAAACCTGGCACTAAACCAGTAACCACATTTTTTATATCAGATAATTTTGTAGACTTTTTAGATGCTGTTTCAGACGCATTACCCAAATCTCCAACTGCTTTTTTTGCGCTATCTGTATTTTGTGTTAATACTTTTAAATTTTTAGACGTCTTTTCTAAATTATCCTTAACCTCAATTTCAATTACTTTCTTAGTTGCCATTCTTATAAGCTTTACTTAATAACTTTCTTTTCTCTCTCTTGTACGTCTTCTTAATAGAATAGTCTAACTCATTGCGCCCCTTGGCAATGTCAATTAGTTCCGATTGTCCGTAGAAATCAGAAACTTTTAATAGTTGTAAAATGTTTAAAATCATTCGTAAAATACGTAATAAGGTTGTGTATATTCGCTTCCATCCTCATAGAATAGCGTAAAATCAATTGTAAAATAGTTTACTGTGACTTCATTTGAAACAATGTTTAATCCGTTGTCTGTGATTAACTCATTTCCTGAGCTATCAATTAAATATGTTGTTTCTTGAATTGGTGGGTAAGTGATAGTAACCATCTGACTTCCTCCGCTTACTGTTTGGGAATATTCCGTTAGTAATAATAAATCGTTTTCTGTTTCGTATCCGATTCCGTCCTCTGTATCTAATGATATTTCAAAATTCATTTGCGCACTACCTCCATCAGGCGCAGGCATAATAAAAGACATTTGCCCACCACTCTGTAAAGCATTCGGTAACGTTGCGTTGATAAGTTGTCTAAAATCGTGTAATAGATTTAGCTCTACTTCACTTGTTGTTAGATTCTGTTTAATATCGTTTATTATGTATCTTTTATCTCGAATAATTAACCTATCATAAAGCTTAATCTTAGTTAGTAATGATAAAGGGAAAGTAGTCGTAACGTTTGTAAGTCTGTTTTTTGGATTAGTTAACCCAAAGAAATACGAAGCGTAATATTGTGAAAACAAATTATTGTATAATGTTTCTCCATCCTTTACACTTAACTCATTTGAAAAGTGTATTGAATACCTTGTACCGTTTATTGTTGTTTCTTGAATGAATGGTCTGTATGTTAATGTAGGTACATTCATTGAACCATCA